GCCGATCTTGCTAAGGTGCGCCGCGAGGCTTATGCCTGTGGGCTGATGCCACTTCTTGACGAAGGGTCGGACTTTCTCAAGGTGTTGGAGAAGATGAAGGGGCTGGTCAAGGCGCCCGACTTCGACCCGCTGGTCGATGCGCTGGTCAAGGATTGCCAGCACCGCCAGTGGGACCGGGTCTATACTTGGCAGTTCGCCGAGAACTTTAGCGCCGAGCAGAAGGCTGCCTCGTCTAAGGGCTATGCTGAAGCCGACGCTGTGAAAAAGAAGTGGCAGGGCTGGCTGACGGCCCACCCACTTTTGAAGTGCGCGCTGAGTGCGCCCCGCGTGTCCGCCCAGGACATTGCTGACTACCTGAACCGCTAAGCAAACCCAAGCAGGAGAATACGGTTATGGTTCCGTTCATTGCCAAGGCGTCGAGCATCACCATGTTTCCGGCGGGCCGCGCCCCGCTGACCATTGAGGCCAGCCACCCCAATTTCGCTGCGGTGCGGCAAGCCATCGCCGACCAGGACTTTGAGGCGGCGGTGTCGCTGGCTGACGTGCCTGCCTTCATCGTTAAGGCGTCAGCCGGGCGCGTGCAGGTTACGCCCGACGCCGTGCTGTATGACGGCGAGGTTCTTAATAACTACCTGACGCAGCGCATGCTGGCCTTCATGCAGGAAGGGCTGCCCTTTGACCACTACTGCAAGTTCCTTGAGAACCTGATGGCTAACCCGTCGATGGTCAGCCGCAAGGAACTCTACCTGTTTCTTGAGGCGGCGAACCTGCCGATCACCGAAGACGGCTGCTTCCTCGCTTATAAGGCAGTCCGCCACGACTACCGTGACTGCCACTCTGGCACGTTCGATAACTCGGTCGGGCAGGTTCTTACGATGCCCCGCCAGAAGGTTGACGATGACCGCACGGTGACCTGCTCCTATGGTTTCCATGCGGCAGCTTATGAATATGCTCATAACTTCCTGCCGATTGGCGGGCATCTGATGGCGGTGAAGATCAACCCGGCCGACGTGGTTAGCGTGCCTTCTGACTACGGCAACCAGAAACTGCGGACCTGCCGCTACGAGGTGGTGTCCGAAATCGAGGGGGCGGTCGATACTCTGACGGGCCGCGCCTACGTTGATACCGCCGACTACATTGACGACGAAGTCGACTTCTTCTGAGCGTGGGCGAGGGGGCAGGCTTCGGCTTGCCCCCTTAGTTCTTTTGGGTGGAGGTTAGAGATGGACAATCTAGATGAGGTGGCTGGGCCTGCTACTGCTGCTACTGCTGAGCCTCTGAAGCGGCTGCCTGACGCGCAAGTGTTTGCACGCGACGCTGAAGACTACGACGCCGAAAGTACGGCCGATGTGTTGGAGCGCCTGCGTAAAGTGGTGGAGCGTAAGCGGCGGGCGCGCCGCGACGATGCTGACGTGGCGGCCAAGGCTGCGAAGATGAAGAAGGTCAACGCTGCAGCGGCTAAGAAGAAGGCGCCCAAGGTGGCGGCCGATCCAATGGAGACCGTGCTGTGAAGTTAACAAACCGCATGCGATTGCCTGAGCCTATCGTCAAGGCTGTCAGCAATGACGCCTATACGAAGGGCGATGCTGACATTAGTGTGACGGAACTTCTGATGCCACCGTGGCTGAGGCAGTTGCGCCTGCGACATGATGAGGAGATTGAGGAGGACGTCAGTGACAGAGTTTGGTCGCTACTGGGTTCGTCGGTCCATAGCATTATCGAGCGAGCGTCGGACCAAACTGACGTACTATCTGAAGCAACCCTCTACATGGAGGTGGAAGGCTGGAAGATCAAAGGCCAAGCGGATCACGTCACACTGTCTAGGGCGGAACTTTGTGACTTCAAAGTCACGACCGCGTGGAAAATCCTGGGCAATCGAGTACCGGCTGAGTGGGTGCAGCAGACTAATATCTATCGCCACATGCTGCAAAAGACTAAGGGCCTGACCATCAACTCGGTTGCCATCATTGTCATTCTGCGTGACTGGTCCAAGCGAGAGGCGGCCCGCCGCGAAGATTATCCGCAGGCCCAGGTCGTCCGCTTAGAGGTGCCCCTCTGGTCCGCCGAACAGGCTGAGGCGTTCCTCGCTGAGCGTGTGCGCCTGCACCAGAACAATGATCCCTCGCCGTGCACCGACGAGGAAGTGTGGGCCAAGCCCGCTAAGTTTGCGGTGATGAAGAAGGGGCGCATCTCGGCGCTTCGACTGTTCGACGAAGAGGGGGAAGCCAAAGCCCTTGCGGAGCAGACGCTGGGCGGCTATGTAGATGTCCGGCCCGGCGAAGCCGTGCGCTGCCAGAGTTACTGCGCGGTCGCGCCGTTCTGTTCTAAGTGGGCGGCCGACCCGCGCAACACCAAGACTGGCCAAGACCTAGCAGAAGGATTGTTTGCATGAAGTTCGAACCGACTAAGATGCCGCCGCGCGTTCTCGTCTATGGCGACCCGGCATCCGGCAAGACCGGCGCCCTCGCCCAACTTGCTAACGCTGGCTATCGGTTGCTGATCCATGACTTCGACCAGAATGCCCGCGTCATCGGCTCCTACCTTAAGCCGGGCACAGGCGACGTCTACCTCAGCACCTACGAAGTTGCTAAGATGACAGGCACCAACCTCTTTGCGGGCAACCGTGCTGATGCGGCGCAGGCTGCGCTCAAGGAGATGCGGCGCTTCTGCCAGATGTTGCAGCACTGGAAGACCGAGACCGAAGACCTCGGCCCCTCGATCGAACTCACGGCTAAGGACGTCGTCGTCCTTGATAGTGGAACCTTCCTCGGCGAACTGCTGTTCATGGCGGCGAAGGCTGACCCCGAAGCCAACAAGCATACGCCAACGCAGTACCGGCTGGCCGGCGAATACTACGCCGCTATCCTCGACTACCTGTGCGGCAAGAAGATGGGCGCCTCCGTCGTGGTGTTGACTCACATCACGCAGACCGGCGAGAAGGACTCTGAAGGCAAGTTCATCGGCAAGCCTAAGGACATCCCCGTTGCCATCGGCGAGAAGATGTCTAAGCGGATGCCCTCCTACTTCTCGGACATCTGGCGCCTGGAAGTTGACCGCACTGGCAACCGCCGCTTCCGTACTGCGGCCACCGCCTTCGAAGGGCTGCGCTCTAGCAACCCCTTGAAGATCAAGGGCGAAGAGCCTTTCGACATCGCCTCCATGTTCAACCGACTGCTCGAAGCATGATGAAGTTCATTGTCATCGGCCGGCCCGACTGCAAGTGGTGCCACAGCGTGCTTGCCCTGCTCGAAACGGGCGGCCATGAGTATGAATATTTCGAGGCTGCGAAGAGCAGTCAGGGCGAGCCGGCGGCGTCAATGGCTCGGCTGCTTGGTGGCATGGGCTTGACGACGGTGCCCCAGGTGTGGCACGGTGCTAAGCACGTCGGCGGTTACGAGGCGTTGGTCGATTATCTTGAGGCCGCCGCCTAAGAAAATTGGGTGCAAGTGTTGACAACGGGGGCACCCAATGCTATATACCCGTTGTTCCTGAGTGAACGAACCCTTTTGGAGAAGCAAGGTCATGGACCTTTTTGACAGCATTATCGACAACACTGGTGCCGAGCGTCCGGCGTTTCGTCAGGCCCCGGCAGGTGACTACCTTGTCGTTGTGCGCGAAGCGAAGGAAATCAAGGCACACTCCGGTACTCGTGGCATTGAGATGAACTTCACGATGCTTGAGGCGCTGGACGGCAATGATATGGAAGGTGTTGATCTGGCGCGTTGCCGCCTGCGTGACAAGCTGTGGGTGAGCGAGAAGTCGGTCGAGTATACGAAGGAGAAGCTGGGCCGCATTACGCCCGAGATTGTTGGCCTCAGTTTCCGCGATGCGCTTGATGTGCTGCCCGGCAACGAGGTTGTCGTGCGTATCAAGCACGAAACTGAGAACCGCGATGGCACCCCGCTGAAGACCCCGCGCCTTCAGGTGGATCGCTATTACAGCCGCGATTGGTATTTCGCCAATCAGAAGACGGCGGCCTAAGTCCCTCGGGACTTAACTCAGGGGGAGGGCTTCGGCTCTCCCCCTTTCTTTTTGTTAACCCAGCACCTAGAATGGAGGCGTCTGTGTTTAGTAAAACTCCGCCCATGTTCATTGGGACGCCGCCTAAGACGCGCAGTGCGCGTGTTGCTAAGTTCAACAAACGCACATATGCTTTGCTGACCTGGGAGACAGTTAGCCTAGGCGACAAGGCTTATCGTCAGCGGGGCAAGGAAGTGGAAAGGATGTTGGCGGAACTCAAGGAGAAGCAGCAGAAGGGGGCTGAAGATGTGGAAGTATTTGTTGACGGGCCTGTTGATGTGGCCCGGCATGTCAGGGGCGACCGAGTTGCCGGCCCGGCAGATGGAGTGCCTGACCAGGGCGATCTACTACGAGGCACGCAACCAGCCGATTGAAGGGCAACTCGAAGTCGCCCACGTCGTTCTCAACAGGGTGCGTCACCCTGACTTTCCCATGACACCGTGTGGCGTGGTGCACCAGCGGCGCCAAGGACGCTGCCAATTTTCGTGGTCCTGCACCCCACTAAGGACAGCGCGGCCCACCGATCCGACGGCATGGCGCTTAGCGGAGAATGTGGCGCGCGTTGCAGCGCGGCAAAACATTGACCGGCCTGTCGGCGCGCTGTACTTTCATGGTCGGCGGCAAGCCGGGCGGTGGCGCCATCTCAATCAGGTCGCCGAGATTGGCGACCATATCTTCTACGAAGCGAGGCAACGATGACCACTAAGTTTGAACTGCCAATTGAAATGCTGGATGCCTTCGTCGTTGCGGGGCTTAAAGACGCGGCGCAGACACTTTGCGATCTTATCTTGGATGCGCCAGCGACGCCGATGCCACACCACTACGAAGACCTGCGAGATAATTTGCGGTCGCTAGGTGCGATGAACGAAGTGCTGGAATACTTTGGGGAGCCTGCCGTCGACATCAGGGCGGCAGCCGTAGCAAAGGCAATGCGGACGCCATGAAGTTAGCGATGGTGGTGGATTGGCCCTCCGTAGATGCAGGGGCCGGCAGCCTGTTCTCAGAGTGGGAGTGGCAGGTCACTAAGGAACTGATGGGGCTGGCCGGCTTCAAGCCTAGCCTTGTTGCGGCGGCCTTTCCTCGCCACCTTAGCAAGTGGGAAGGCGCGTGGGAAAATGGGCGCATCGGCTCCACGCTTACTGCGGAAGCGGCGGCAGCCCGGCAGGATTTGTGCAAGCGCCTTGAAGGTTTTGATTTGGCGCTGACGCTTGGCAGCCATGCGATGTATTGTCTGACGGGCGAGACTAAGATCGACACCTACCGGGGCACTCACATTGACAGCCCGCTGGTTGCCGGGTTGCAGGTGGTGCCTACTTACGCGCCGCACATCTACAGCAGGTTGGCGTGGGCTGAACGGCCCGTCGTCGTCGCCTCCATGAAGAAAGCACAGACGCGCTACGTTGATAGGCCGCGACGCATCTATGTGCCCGAGACGCTTGCAGACTTTGAGGCGTTCTCGTCAAAGCACATCAAGGACGTCATGTCCTTTGACGTGGAAACCAACTCGGCGTGCCGCATCACGGAGTTTTCAGTGGCACCATCGCCGGACTGCTGTCTGTACGTACAACTCGAAGATCGCGCACACAATTCGCTGTGGACGGCCGACGACGAGTTGCAGATATGGCTTTGGCTCCACCGCCTTTCTAAGCGGAAGGACCTGACCTGGGTTATGCAGAACGCGACTTTCGACTTGTCGTACTTGGTAGGCATGGGCATCAAACCCCAAGGCCACATTGCTGACACAATGCTGAGGCACCATGCGTGGCAGCCCGAGTGGGAGAAGTCTCTCGGCTTCCTGGCCTCGTTGCACTTGCCGACGCGCGCCTGGAAACACCTGCGGCTCAAGGCGAAGAAAGACTTCAACAAGGCAGGGTCCCTATGACGACTGACGTTGCAGATGAGGAAAGCGAAGCGGCGGCCTACCGGCGGTTGTGGGCGAGCGTCATCGTTCAATCTCTGATTGATGCGACGGCTGAGCCTAAGACGCCACAAGGCAGGGTGCATAAGCGGCAGGCAAGGGCATGGCTGCTGGCTGAGGCGGGCGTGACCGCGCAGAACTTTGAGGAGGTTTGCTTGGCGGCCGACATTGAGCCGACGAGGGTGCGGGCTTTCGTTAGAAAGTATGAAGGGCCGCCGCTGTCGCTTCACGCACTGTCACGGATGCGTAACCACTTCCTTAGCGGAGGCGACAATGAGGATCATTGAGGACTTGACGCCGACGCCTGAGAATCAGGAGATCATATACAACGGCCTCGACACGATGCAGACGCAGGCGTTGTATGAGAAGTTTGATAAGGACTTTCCGGCGTGGGCTAAGGAGACTGCGAGGTATTCGGAGTTGATGCTTGGGCCGGTGATGACGATGATGCGCCGGGGCGTTCTCATTGACACCGCCAAGCGGGACATTCTGGTAGCGAAACTAAGCGAGCGCCGCGACAAGGTTGTTGCTACGTTCAATGCGTTGTGTGAGGGGCTGTTTGATACGACGGTGAACTGGAACTCGACACCCCAGTTGAAGGTGCTGTTCTATGAGTTCCTTGGCATACCGGAGCAGACCAAGTCTAAGAAGGGTGAGGTCAAGGTTGCGACGGATCGCGAAGTGTTGGAACGCATCGCGGGAAGTTACCCGAGTGGGGGCGTCTTTGCTAATCTGATTTTGCGGATCAGGGACTTGGAGAAACAGGTTGAGTTTCTGAGCAAGAGGCTGTCGGCGGACAACCGCTTTCATTCGTCCTTCAATGTGGCAGGGACGGAGACGTTCCGCCTGTCCAGCAGCGAGCATCCTTTCCGGATTGGTTCCAACTTGCAGAACATTCCGAAGGACGCGCGCGAGTGCTTCGTTGCTGACCCTGGTTATGTGTTGTTCTATTCGGATCAGCAGGGTGCGGAGGCGCGCGTCGTTGCTTACAAGTCGGGCGATCCAAACTATATTGCGGCGGTTGAGGGCGGCGACTCGCATACGATGGTGGCCAGCATGGTGTTTGGCTTTGCGCCCGACAGAACGCTGGCTGAACGCGAGTATTACCGGGGCTATTCCTACCGCGACATCACTAAGAAGGGGGCGCACGGCTCCAACTACTATGGCAAGCCGTTTACGTTGGCACAACAGATGAAGGTTGAGACTGCGGTGGCCGAGCAGTTTCAGGCACAGTACTTCAAGCGGTTCCCCGGCATCACCGAGTGGCACGGCTGGGTCGCCCGGCAGTTGCAGGAGACGGGCTACCTTGTTACGCCGTTTGGTATTCGGCGCAATTTCTGGGACCGCCGCTGGGACGACGCCACGCTGAGGGCGGCCATTGCTTTTGAGCCGCAGCATTGCGTGGGGGTGCTGATGAACATTGGCATCTACCGACTGTGGCATCGCTTTGAAGGGAAGGGTGATGTGCAAATCCTGCTGAACCTGCATGACGCGGTGCTGGGGCAGGTTCGTGCCGACAAGGTTGACGAGTTGCTGCCGCAGGTGTTGGACTGTCTGCACTTCCCCTTCCCTATCAAGGACGTCAAAGGGATTGAGCGCGAGATTTTGATTCCCTTTGACGTTGAGACAGGGCATAACTGGGGTAAGCACAGCCCGGCCAATCCAGGGGGGCTGAAGAAATGGAAGCCCTCGAAGAATGGGACGGCATGACTACCTCGACGACAAGGCGGCCAACTATCGGCTGATGCAGACTATACGCGAGTGGTGGCGCAAGCGCGGCTGCAACGTGCGCGTATGGCTTGAGAAAGTGAAGGACCCCCAAGGGGGTGGTAACATCTTTGTGATTCGCACCGATGCGGTGCAGAATGTGGAGAACGCTAAACGTGGATACGTCATCGACTAACAACGTCATTGCTTTTGGCCGCCCGCAGCAGGCGACGCCGCAGCCTCCGCTACCGGAAGGGGGTCGGTCTGTCACGGCCGCACCGTCGGAAGAAGAGGATAGCGTGCGCCGCTTCGCTGAGTTTCTGCTGGAGAACGCCGCCAACGTGGACTTTTTTGTCGCGTCGATTGTGACCTCGCCAATTGCGCCCGGTTCCTACGCTCTGGCCATCAAGAAGTTGGAACACTCCTTCTATCAGCAACTCGACACTTACGGAGTCTGAAACATGGGGCCTTTCGTTGTTGTCAAGCATCCCGACGGCCAACGCGCTGCCGTCCATTACTCGGCTATCATAGGGGTGGAGGAAGACGAGCCTTGTCCGGGAGAGCGCGGTCCCGTCTGTATCGTGGTGATCCGGGCCGGCAACACTGTTCGCGATCTTGCGGCATGGGCAACACTCGACGAAGTGCTGGCGCTGGTTGAGAAGGCGCGAGCCTACGACTTGGGCACGCTGATTATGCCGGGCGACGTGCTGCCGTGAAGTTGAGGGGGCCGCTTTCTGTGCGCTATGCGGATTACGCTCCGGTCTTTCCGGCGCAAGTCCGAACGGCTGCACAGAAGGCGGGCCTCCGCTATGAGGCGGCCGTCGTTAGGCGCCTCAAAACTATGTTCAAAGATGTGCGCGAGGGGCCGTGGATTCTCTACAAGGCGGCGAACAAGTCGGGTATCTGCCAGCCCGATGCACTCGTCTGGCTGGACGGCAAGTTCGTGCTGGTGGTCGAAGTCAAGTTGACGCACCAGTCGCCGGCCCGTTCCAAGTTGGTTGACTTCTACGGCCCCCTCGTTCAAGAGTTGCATAAGAGCGCTGACGTTGCGTACTTGCAGGTCTTCAAGAACACGAAGCCGGCGGCGCACAAACGCTTAGTGCCCTTCTATGAAATTGCTGAACACATGAAGCCAGGGAAATACAGAGAGTGTCAAATCCTGCTGTGAAGTTCCGCCTGCTTAGCGATGCAGCGCGGATGCCCATAAGGGCGACGACGGGCGCCGCTTGCTGGGACCTCAGTTCTTCTGAGGAAGCGTATCTGTCGCCGGCAACCTCGGTGCGCACCATTTGCACGGGGGTGGCGGTGGAGTTGCCGCCCGGTCACGTCGGCCTCGTCTGCTCCCGCAGCGGCCTCGCCGCTAAGGACGGCGTCTTCGTTCTCAATGCACCCGGCGTTATCGACGAAGACTACCGGGGCGAAATCAAAGTCATCCTCGCCAAGCTGCCTGACAATCTGGTGTGGCCTAACATGGACAACTACCTCATCATGCCGGGCCTACGCATCGCCCAGCTAATGGTGCTGCGCCTCGCCGAAGTGCAGGCACTTCAGTCCGCCAACTTCACCGAAACCGACCGAGGCTCTAACGGCTTCGGTTCAACGGGGACTCTCTGACATGGAAGCCGTTGTTGATCTTATGGGTAGGGCGTTCTTCACGCTGCTGCTCGTCTTCGTGCCTACGATGTTCCTGTTGGTCAACAAGTGGCCCTATGCCAATGACGCTCCGAAGTGGGCGCTCTGGCTATTCGCTGCCATGGTGGGCGGCATAGTGGCGACCGGCTTTCTCACTGTGCTGCTTGGCATCTGGGTATGGTGAAGGACACATCTAAGGGAGGGCCGGCTTGCCGGTCCCCCAACCCCGACGTCCGCTGCGACAAGTGCGACTGCTGGAAGATATTCAGGGAGTATTGCTCTTGACCAAGGACACCAACCCCAAGACCATCTACGGCCTCGCCAAGCCGGCCGTCCGCAATGTGCCGCCCGCTGCCATCATGGAAGTCGGCGGGGTCATGGCACTGGGCGCCGCTAAGTATGGACCGATGAACTGGCGCGCCGACGCCGTCAGTTACTCCACCTACTATGACGCCGCCATCCGCCACCTCTTTGCGGCATGGGATGGCCAAGACATCGACACTGAGTCGGGCCACCTGCACTTGGCGCATGCTGCGGCGAACCTGATGATATTGATTGACGCCAGCATAGGAGGTCAGTTAATAGATGACAGACCGTGGCCGGGCATGGCGGCGGCCTACATAGCAACACGAACCAAGGCTCTCGTAGATGACCGCGAAGTTCAAGCCCAAGACAGTCCTGCTGATACCCGACCCTCATGTGGTGGCGGGTGACGACCTTAAGCGATTTTATGCGATGAAGGCTTGGGTCGCTGCGAGGGGTGTTGAACTCGACAATGTGGTCTGCATCGGGGACCTGTTTGATTTTGAAGCGTTGTCCTTCCATGACGTCGGGCAGCCGCACTGGTACACCAAGCGGTTTGCTGCCGAACTGGAATGTGGCATGAAGGCCATTGACATAATGGAGCAGATTGTCCGCAACAGCGGCACTAGCAAGTGTGGGTTGTACTTGACGCTGGGAAACCACGAGCAAAGATTTTTGCGCTTCGTGGAAGCCGACCCGCGAGTGCTGCACGGACCCTTCACCAAAACCGTACCGGGTCTCATAGGGCTCTACCGACCTGATACCAAGTTGAAGTGTGTATCCTTTTTGAAGCCGCTTATTCTCGACGGGGTCAACTACCAGCACTACGTTGTGAGCGGGCTCATGGGTCGCGCCGTCAGCGGTGAGCGGCCGGCCGGCACCATTCTCAAGACACAGTTCATGTCCACCGTCGTCGGCCACAGTCACACCCTGGACTTTGCCGAGCGGACCAAGACTGATGGCCAGAAAATTTTTGCACTGGTTGGGGGGTGCTTTGTCAACCCGAAAACCCCATTCAAATTTGCCGGTGCCGCCCGCAAATTGTGGTGGAACGGCTTCCACTTGCTACACCAATATGCGCCTGGAATGTTTGACGTAGAGAGCGTGGCGCTGGAAAGGATCGGCTAACGTGCGCCCCCTGCTGAGCCGCTTCCTTCTGGCGCTAAGCCCTAGAGCCACCTTGAATTTGGGCCGCCCCCGTGCTAAAATGTCGGCATGGTAAAGCGGCCCAAATTCAACTTCAAGGCTGAGCATAAGAACCCTGCTGGCGGACTCAATGCTGCTGGCAGGCGGGCGCATAACCGCGCGACCGGCAGTAACTTGAAGCCCCCTCAGCCAGAGGGCGGCGCTCGACAGAAGTCATTCTGTGCACGGTCTGCCGGGCAGATGAAGATGTGGCCGAAGGCTGCTAAAGACCCCAACAGCCGCCTACGAAAAGCCCGCCGCGTTTGGAACTGCAAGTAGCGTAGGAAGCAAAAGATGCCGCTGAAGACGGGCAAGTCCAACAAGGCTATTTCGGCCAACATTCAGACCCTCGTTGCCGACTATCAGGCGAAGGGCAAGATCGGAACCTCGCGGCCCAAGAATAAAGCGGCGGCCGTCAAACAGGCCACAGCCATCGCATACGCTAAGGCTGGCCACTCAAGGAAGGATAAGTAACATGGCTGATCGTAACGAACCTGTTGGCGCCCGACTCGGCCGGGGGCTTCGGAGCGTTGGGGACTTCTTTGGCGCAACGGGCGAACGCCCGGCTGCCGGCGGCGCCTATGCGATGACGGCTGAAGAGGAGCGCGAAGAGGCTGCGCAGGCTATGCGTGACCTGCAAGCCCGTCGGGCTGCTCGTGCGGCTGAGCGTGCTGCTGCTCCCAGTGCTATTACCAACCGGCCAGTCGGCGGCAATCTTGCGGCGGCGCAGCGGTCGCGGCCCGCCCCGGCAGGCGCGGTTTTTCCTGGCGAGGAACAGCCCCTTGCGGAGCGGCCGGCGGAACGCTCAGCGGGGGCCGCTCAACGAGCGGCGCAGGCACGGCAGGCCCGTAGGAGTGGCGGCCGGGGTGGCGATAGCGGCGCTGCGAATAGGCTGAATGCGGTGTCGTTGGCGCTGGCGCGGGGCGAACGTCCCCGGGGTGCCGAGGCTACGAACATTGCGCGGCGCATGGGCATTGAGGGCTACAAGAAGGGCGGCGTCATCGGCGCTAAGAAGCCGGTGAAGAAGGCGGCCGGCGGCAGCATTAAGGCGGCGGCGGGGCCGAAGGTTCCTGGCCGGGCACCGGGGCGGCCAGCGACGGCGGTGAAGCCGATGGGTACGAAGCCGATGGCTAAGGCGATGAAGGGCCGGAAGCCGACGCCGATGCCGGCCTTCAAGAAGGGCGGCAAGGTTGCTGCTAAGAAGGGGCGCGGGCGGTAATGGCGCAGGCGCCGAGGCGGCGGGCCGGCGGTCGCACCGAGGAAGAAATTCTAAGGACGCGGCCTTACGAAGATTTGCCGCCGGCCGCTGAGGTTCCGAATATGTTTGGCCGCAGGCAAGCGGCTGGGGCGCGGGGTTTGCGGTTTGACCCTGATGCCGACGAAGCGTTCAAGCCGGACTTGACTGATCCTATGTACAACACACGCAACCGGCCGAGACCGGACCTGCGAATGAAGAAGGGCGGAAAGGTTATGGCTGCTAAGAAGAAGGGTGCCGTGCATAGCGATGAGGCTATGGACAAGGTGCTGATCCGCAAGGAAATTGAGAAGGCCAAGATGGGCGCCCGTTTTGCGAAGGGCGGCGGCGTCGAAATTCGCGGCAAGACCAAGGGCAAGCTGACGTGAGGTGTGCTATGAAGGGCAAGGGTGTGCCGCCGAAGGGTGGCAAGACGATGGCTTATAAGGAAGGCGGCGCCATCGCTATGCCGAAGGGCAGCGCGGGCGGGCCGAGCCGTGCGGATGGCGCTGCGATTAGCGGCCGCACCAAGGGCAAGTTGACCTAAGCGGGTCGGCCCAGCAAGGAGAAGTTAGATGCGCCTCATTACAGTCAACGTGTCGACGACGGGCACGCGAGTTATCCCGCTGGATGTGCATCGGATTGCGCAGGGGGTGGCGATTGGCGTGGTGCCCGTTAGCGGCAGCCCGAACCCAACCATTCAGCACTCCTTCAATAATCCGTTGCAGGCGGGCTGGACTGAGGCGGGCGCGCATTGGTTCAACCATTCGACGCTGGTATCGGTGTCGACGACGAGCGATGGCTACTATACCTACACCGTCCATGCGCTGCGCATTGCTAATGCGGCGCCGGGTGACTTCGTCGTCTACATTCAGCAGAACGGCATCTCTTCATAATGTCTTTCAGTGGCTCGCTCCTCAGCGGAACTTCTCTCAGTGGTGGTCAATACTACGGAGCGGGCCTAACTGTAACTGGCGAATGGACGCCTTACCAACTCTTCGCCGCTGGCGAGGTCGGCGCGTGGTATGACCCGTCTGACCTGACGACGCTCTACCAGGACGCGGCGGGCACTACGCCTGTGACGACGCCGGGGCAGGTTGTTGGGCGCATCAACGACAAGAGCGGGCGGGGCAACCACGCTTTCCAGACCGGCGCGACCTCGGTGCGTCCGATCTACGCCGTGGAGCCTGCGACCGGGCGGCGGAATCTGCTGACGTATAGCGAGCAGTTCGACAATGCGGCGTGGCCGAAATCGAATGTCACTGTCGATGCAAGCGGTATCGCTGCGCCCGACGGCACGCTGTCCGCTGACATGCTGCTAGAAAATACCGCAACCAGTCAGCACTATATCCGCCAAGATATTTCCACCCTGACGAATCAGACATATACACTCTCGGTATACGTTAAGGAGGGGAATACTACCACATTTGCCATCCAGATTGTAGCAATTGGTTCTTCTTCCACCACGAGTTCAATCGGGTTTTCGATATCTGGCGGCGTTGTTATTGCTGGCGCCCCGACAGGGCTAGTTTCGTCGGTGACCGCCACCTCTGCGGGCAATGGGTGGTACAGGTGTGCGCTAGTTTACACTCTTAATGGCACCGTCACCAGCCATCAGGCTCGCATATTCCCGCGCGGCAACACCGGGTCCTACACCGGCGACGGCGTCTCGGGCATCTACGTCTGGGGCGCCCAACTCGAAACCGGCACCACCGCCACGGCCTACCAGCGCGTCGTCTCGCAATACGATGTGAGCGAGAGCGGCGTTGCCTCGCGGCACTACCTCGCTTTCGACGGCATCGACGACTGGCTCCAGACCGACACCATCACGCCGGGCGTGGACAAGGTCCAGGTGTTCACGGGCGTCAGGAAGTTGAGCGATGCGGCGCGCGGAATGCTTCTTGAAACAGGTAATGATGCAGTCGGCGCTTTTAGGTTTGAAGCGCCAAATGCTGCCGGGACTTACCTGTTTACTTCGCGCGGAACAGGCGGGCCGGCGGCGACATACGCAACCACGTATAACGCCCCGATTACTAATGTTGTGTGCGGCCTCGGTGAAATTAGCACCGACACAGCAACCATTCGCGTTAATGGCGCTCAGATTAGAACAGTCGCAACCGATCAAGGAGCGGGGAATTTTACCGCTCAAATCCTCTACATCGGGCGCCGCACGGGAAGCACACTCCCGTTCAACGGGCATCTGTATGGCGCCATCGTGCGCTTCGGCCCCAACCTCAGCGCCTCGCAGATCAGCAACACCGAGCGGTGGATGAACGGAAAGACTGGGGCATACTGATATGACACGCCTAACCCTCGCCTGCCCTGTAGACCTGTGCGACGATGCCAACCAACTCGCAGCGGCGCGCGGCCTAAGCATGGCAGACGCTACGACGTTCGGCCCGCCCGCTTGGCAAGACTCGGCGGGCAACCTGTTCTCTTGCGCCAGCCTCGAAGTAAGCGAGGAGTGGCTAGCTGAGACGCAGCAACCGCTGGTGCGCCCCGCGTGGGACGTTGACGAGCAGATCGACCTGGCTGCGGCGGCAAGGGCACAGGCTCGCATTGTGCTGTGGCAGGCGGGCGACGAAGGGCCTGTGCCGCTGGCGGGGCTGGGCGCGCTGACAGCGGTTGCCGGCATCGAAGGTGTTGCCGCTGTTGAGGCGATGGGTTTGCGGCAGGTCAGTAATGAAGAAGCCTGAGCGGGGGAGCCGTGTCAATGAGGCGGGAAACTACACCAAGCCTTCTATGCGAAAGGCTCTCTTCAATTCTATTAAGGCTGGAGGCAAAGGTGGAAATCCTGGCCAGTGGTCCGCGAGAAAGGCAGGAATGTTGGCCAAGCAATACAGAGCCAAAGGCGGCGGATACCGCGATTAATGAAAGATCCCCAAAAATCGCTAGTTAAATGGCACCGCGAAAACTGGCGAACTAAGTCGGGCAAGCCTAGTACGCAGGGGCCGGAGGCGACGGGTGAACGCTACTTGCCTGAAAAGGCCATCAAGGCTATGCCGGCCGCGACGTATGCGGCCAGTAGTGCAGCGAAGCGCCGGGCGACGAAGTCGGGTAAGCAGTTCAGCAAGCAACCAGAAGCCGCCGCTAAAATCTCTAAGAGGTTTCGATAAGGGAAAGGCCCCCGCCAGATGGTGAGGGCCTCCTTCCTTGCTAGGCGGTCAATTCTTTAACAGCCCACATGATCGACTCTTCCAGGGCGGTGAAAGCCAGTGATCTGTAGCGGCCGGGTGGCACGCGCTCAAACAGGGCCTCCAATTCGGCGGCCTTAGTTTTGAGTGCATCGTGTAGATCAATCTCATCAGCGGTAAGGCTGCGATAGCGCGGCCGAAATCGCGAAGTGGTTTGTGGCCCTGTATTCTGTCGAGCATCAGGCGGGCCTTCATAAAGATTGGACATTAGTACGGATACTCCGCTGGGGGTTGGTAGTTCTTGACGGTGGAGCGCCACACCGCCGAGCCGGCGCCAGGGCCGTGAAAGGTCACGCCGATGCGGTTTTCGAGGAGCCAGCGGGTCCACTGGCCCAAGTCTTGCATCGCGGCGACCAGTTCGCCGGTTGTGAGGAAGCCCCGTTCTTGGTCGTCGCCCACGAAGATGCGCATAAGCGGCTGCTTGATGGAGTCCTGCGCGGTGCCCTCCGGGTAGAAGAAGTCGTAGCCGTAGAAGTCGAAGCGCCGGAAGCCCAGCGAGAAAGCCAGCATGGGCAGCCGGGTCGCAGCGCAGGTGCCTCCGCCGACGACGAGACCCTTAGAGGGCGCGGCCGTCTGCGAGGCTTGGGTGTGTGCGTGCCAGCCGATGATGCGGGCGCCCTTGCTTTCTAGTTCGTGGCGCACCGACGGATGAGACATGGTTGCGAAGAGGACCTTGTCGGCCGGCCCCATTCCAGAGAATAGAGTTTGGCGCAGGATACCATGTGTAGATACCTCAGAAACGGGGCGCGGGTCAAGCACTACTGTGAAGTCAGGCTGAATGCCGGCGGCGCGCAGCACGGGGTAGGCGTGCTTGACGGCGAAGATGACGGCGCCGGCCGCTTGCTTAGTGCGGATTTCTTCGAGGTAGTCGGGCAGCGTCGGCCCCGCTGAGACGAGGAGGGCGGGGCGGGTGTGCGCCTGGGCGAAGTCCATCCACTCCGAGATGGCAGCGGTGTTGTCTTCGATGTGTTGGACTTGTTCGACCTTAGCGACGGAGTCGACCGGCTTGACCTGAATGCGTTGGCGGGCGACATAGGCGGGGTAGCCCTCCCTGACAACGACGCCGAGACCGATGTCGCCGGTATGCTGGCCTCCGATGAAGTAGGGGTCGCCCGTCTGAATGAGGCAACGCTGACCCTTGGTTTCGTTGAAGGCGCGGCGCGGGCCGTCGGGCGCGTTAGGGTGGCCCTCTTGGACGACGTCATCGAAGACGACGTAAGGGATGTGGCTGAGGTGGGAGTAGTCAGAACGGACGGTCTCGTAAGAGTGGCCGCCATCAATGTAGGCGAAGGTGGCAGCCTCGACGCGGGTCTGGTTAGCCTTGTTGGCCAGCGTTTCGAGGGTGTTGCCCTTGACGAGATGGAAGGAGAATGACTTGTTCTTGCGGGCCATCAGCCGCGCGTAGTTGTCAAGGCGGCCGGTCACCCAGGCGTAGGAGGCGTGGGGCTTGGTGTGGCCTTCGAGGACGCGGTCGTTGCCCTCATCGAAGGTGTCGAAGCCCGTGTAGGTGACGTGATGGGCGCCCGCAGCGAAGGCCGTCTCAGCCATCTGGACGGCGCGGCTGCCATTCCAAGTGCCCACTTCAACGATGGCGGCGCGGCCCGTTGCCTTGACGGAATGTTCGAGAACTTCGCAGAGGGATTCGTAGCGGGCGGGCACACCAAGGCCGGGGTCGGCAATAGTTATTTTGCACGGCCCCTTGTAGTGGATGATGTAAGCGCCCAGCGGAGATTGGTGGAAGGCGTCGAGACCGAGAGCGCCTTCCGAAAGGTTGCTGGTACGGAGGCCATGTGCCCGATGAATGGCAACGAGACGGTCAAGGATGGAGTTGTCATGCGCCTTCTTGAAGTGAAGGAACTCCATCGAGGCATACATGCCGTAGTAGTCGGAGAGGAGGCTGGCGCCGCTGACCGTCCGCAGGTTGAAGGCGAACCATGAGCCTTCGGATTCGGCGACCGACTTGCGGTAGAGGTAGGTCAGGTCGACGTCGTTGTTGAAGAGGGTGTCGAGCAGGGGCGCGCCAACCGGCCGCATGGTTTCGGTGTCGGCATCAATGAAGCCGATCCAGTCGAGGTCAGGCGTCACAGCCGAGGCGAGGGCCAGCGCCTTAAAGCAATAAGACAGCGCAGGGCCGTCCTTAGCGGAGGGACCGAGGCGGGCGGTGATGGTCTGGAAGGCCGGCACATCTTCGAGGCGGCGGAAGACGATGCCGTTGAAGGTGGGCACATCATCGCCAAGGTGATGGTGCCAGATTTCCAGCACGACGTCGGCCGGCCAATAGGCTTTGAAGGATTCGGCGAAGCGGCGGCCGTAGCGTTCCCACCCGCCGGGGCCTAGCGTGGTAATGATCTTGCGCATCAGTAAGCGTTCCTATAGGCGTCGATAAGTTCGTTCTGCCACATGCCGTCGAATGGCGTGGGGTCGCGGTCAAACATACCGGGAGCCGGCGGGCCGTGCGTGAAGTGCACAGCGTTGATTGGCAGCGGTTTGTTGCGGGCTTCGGCCGCGCGGCCTTCATCGGTGGTCGGCGAGTGGTGTGGCACCCAATGCCACGACTCAGAGAGGAAGCCGATGTCGCTATCCTTGAGCCAGCCGAAGCGATGCAGGTAGCCGCCGTCTGCGGAGTTGACCATCTCGACGGTGGGCAGCTTCTTAGACGAGAGGTTCCAAAGCATGAGAGCCGACCACAGTTTCCGCTGATAGCGGGACTGCGGCTGGCCGTCCATCTTGGTTGTGTTCTCGGGCTGGAAGTTATGCGGCACGACCATGACCGTCTTAGAGGGGTCGGCCTCTTGCAGAATCTTGAAGGGGTCGTCGAGCCACAGCCAGTCGCAGTCGGTGAAGAGTGCCCAGCCTGTGAGGCCGGCGGCCTGCGCCAGCAGCGGCGTCAGAAAGCGTGTGTGCGAGAACTGCACACTGAAGGGCTTGCCGTCGCGTTCGTCCCAGTAGCCGCCGTCTTCGGCGATGCGCCACGGCCGGTCGAAGAGTTGACGGCGACGCACATCGAGGTGTTCGATGTAGCGCACATCGAGCGGCTTGCTGGCGAAGTTGCGGGCAGACCCCTCAGTGACCTTGAGGGCATCTGGCTCACGGTGGTCGACACCGATGTAGTAAGTGAGATTGCTCATGCGCGCAAGATAATTGCGCCGCAAAGCGGTGTCAAGTAATTTTTATTGACCACTTGTGAGGGGGCGCCAGTTGTAGAGCGGC